TTAGTCCTCTGACTATCTCCACAATAAGGACAACGAAAATTATAAAGACCTTCTTTTTTCTTGGCGAACTTATGCAGACGGGATGAAACCAACCCGATATATTTGGAATCAATAAAACTCATTATCTAGTTTGGGTGGTCTGGGAACCTCCATTATAGTGCCCTGGAAGCATGTTGTCAATGAACGGGACAACAAACCCAACTATTAAAACAGCAGCACCCACAAGAGCTGCTGCTTGCCATTTAAACTTTGATAATTCTGCTACGTTATTTTCTACCGTTTCTAATCTTTTAATAACCGCAGCATGTTCTTTAGAATTTGCTTCTTTAACATCTTCTATCATTCTGATGATAAGTTCATCAGTTTTTATACTTTGTTCAATTCTCTCATCATGCTTCGCAAGAATAGTAGCAATGCGATTATTGCCCTCTGAAATTTTTTCTACTGCAGATTCCAACTTGGTTAACATCTCCCTGGATAAATCCTCGTAGATATTAAGCTTCGATTCGAGAACTGCTAGTTTTGATTCTTGCGAAAACATGGTCTTATATTTTCCAAAGTTTACGAGTGTTTTTTTGGTAAATAAATTTTTTCTTTTTTCTTCTTACTGGTGGATTTCCTGGGTCTGCTTCTGGTGTTCCAGCAATATTTCCAGAACCAACATTATTAGTTGGCACTATCATTGCACCTTCCTCATTTAAATTATTTCTAATTATTGAAATAATTTTTTCTAAAATTCTATCTTTCATTAGATTGAACTAAGTATTTTTAGACATTCATCATCAAGTGGTATATCGTGAATTTTGGTTAAAGGATATTCTGGCAGTCTGCCAAGATAAACAATAAAAGTTTTCAATACTTCCCAAAATTCTTCATCTAATTTATAAAATAAGAGGGGAGTAGCAGCATCACCAAATACATTATATAAAATAATGAAGTGATTAATTAAAAGATGTACTTTTAGTTCCCCATCTTTTTTATATCTTCTTAGTAACTTTTTTATCCACTTAAAACGTTTTAAATCATCATAAAAATCTTCTTTTGTTACTGCTTGAGGATTTTCATAATGTTTAATGGCAAAAAGGAGATAATTGTCCTCATTCAACTCATCAAATCTCATATTTCATCAAGATACGGTGAGAGTTGCGGAGTTAGATGTAACTTGTGTAGCACCAGTAGAGTTGAGAACAACACGATATAGGTAACCATTTGGTGTGGTGTCGGTTACCGCAACACTAACAGCAGAGGTAGTTGCTCCACCAACATTGGTGTACGAAGTTCCTCCATTTGTGCTTCTTTGCCACTGATATGTGACTGCCTGAGAAACAGGTGATGTGGAAGCAACGACACTAAAGTTAACTGTTTGTGGAAGTGCTGTAGTAGCAACACCAACATTAGATGGTTGAGTTACAATAGAAATAACAGTATCTGGAAGTAGTGTATCATCTGCCGCATCACCACCAACCCCTGTTGTGCTTGCCACCCCAGTAGTGATGCCAGACATAGCAACAAGAACTTCGGTCTTTCTTCTAAGAGTTCCGTGACTATCAATATAAGTATGAACTCCAACCCATCCAGCATGAGATAATTCTAATGTGGATGATGCCACTTCATTCTCATCAGCACCAAGAATTTCAGTTGCGGAATAATTAGAATCATGCAAAGTGTATTTTGGTTTTTGTGATGCAGTCCACTCGACTCCAGAAATTGCTGCACCACTTAAATATTGTGTAGAAGCAATCGAGATTACAGTATCGGAAGTAATTCCAGATACAACTGCTTCACCAAAGGTAGCACCAGCTCCGACAGTGATAACATCACCGACACTCAGTGCAGTGAATGTGGTGCCAGAACCAGTTACAGTTTTATTGGAATAATTCACTGTAATAGTGCCAGCAGAATAAATGTCGTCCTTTTTACCCCAGAGTGCCATTTTGTTCTTTTCCGTAATTTTTTTCCTAAAGATATTTATAAAAAGGGCAAAGTGTTTCTTTGCCCTCACGATTCATATTATCTAAATTATGAATTAGATTGTGGTTTGAAAAGTAATTCCTTAACAGTAGCAAGAATCATATTGTCAATGCTATTATCTGTGGTATTTACATACTTTTCAAGAAGTTCAATAACAAGATTCTTAACTGATGGATGGGTTGCAATTCTAAGAAGAAGTGGTTTTGCAACAGCTACAATAAAGTCCATAATGACCTCCGTATGTTGGACTAAACTTATTTATTCCAAAGTGTCTTTAATCACCACTTAACTTTATTTGCCCAGTAGGCAGCACTCATTTTTCCCCTTGCAATATTTTTTGCGTGTCTTGTTTGAAATCTATGACGACGACTTGCATATGCATCGGATTCACCCTCTTTTTTTGGAGAACCTTTAACTCCAAGTTGCCCAAAACGAATCAATTTTTCCTTTCCATCTTCACATGCCTTAACAACATGAGATTTCCCAGTTTCTCCCGATCCATGTGCTTGTGCTTTTGGTTTATTGCACTTCATTTTGGACTTATCAATTGCTTCTCCAATAATACCATTAATTAATTGGGAATTTTTTTTTCTTTTTGCATTATCTGCTGCTTTTAAAACAAGCATCAATAAAAGTTTTTTTTTATCAATTTCTTCTGAAAGTTTTTCATCGCTTTGGAGATACTCGGATGCAGTATCAACATATTCTGCTGCCCTAGTAATTTTTGATTGCACCCAAGCAGGAAGTTGCATATCGGATTTTTTTACCTTTTTGCGAAGTGCTTTTATTGCTCTTTCCATTTGGTCCAATTCAACATTTACCATGTATCCCTCATCATCTTTCTTTTTTCCACTTGCTATTTCTTTATGGTCTTCAGAAACAGTTGGATTGATTTCTATATTATTTTTGCCTTTCATAATATCGATAACTTTTTTCTTTTCAACTTTACTCATCTTATCATCAACTTCAAAAATAAATTCCTCTTTCCAATTCGAGTATTCTTCCATTCTAGATTTAATGAGTGCTGATTTTAGTGCTGGATTTCTTCTTGCTCTTTGCCCAAGTCTCATCCCAGTTTCTCTATCTGGAGCAGGAGATGCTTGATATGGTGTTCCACCAGAAGGTGCAATTTTTTTATTTGCTGGCAAAAGTCTTTTTGTTGACGGAACTAGTATTTTTCTTTCTGGTGCTTCAGTTGCGGGGTTAGTATTTCTATCCGCACTTTTACTTTTTGGTCTTCCTGGTTTTCCTGGCTCTTTCTTTTCTGGTTGCGTTTTTACTGCTTTTTTTGCTGCAGACTCTGACTCTTTTTTCTTTTGTAGTGACTTTACTCCATGATAAGCAGCTTTCGTAACACCAGAAGCAAGAGATCCAAGATTTTCTATTGCTTTGGCATGAGAACTCAAATCATCATCTTTATAGGATATTCTCTGCATTTTGACATTTCTCAATGCCTCTTTTGCTTTTTCCTTCTCAGATTTAGTTTCACTTTCACCCTTTTGCTTTATCTTTTCCAGTTGTCTTTTTTTCTGGTCTTCGTATTTTTTCTTCTTAAATTCCAACTGCTTATTGAGATATTCTTGATAAGCAGAAGCACCTTTTTTATTCTTTTTATTTTTTTTATCTTTTCCCTTTCCCGTTAAGTCGTCCAAAATTCCTTCTGCTGCTTTCTTTTTTTGAGCAGCAGTCATTTCTTCAGAAATATACTTTTCCCAATAGGTCATTTTACCCTAGACAATTTTTTCCTACTAGTATTTAGTATTTTTGGTCTGAATTGGGGAATAGTCCTTTTTACTAAAATATCAGTAAATGAAAGAACTGGTTGTCCTGGTGTCATTTCTTGTGCGTGCTGTAAATACTCAGTCGTTCCGATCTCAAATACTTCCCTCACATCCTTCAACCAACTCTTAAACATTACTCCAGACTCTGTTACACAAATTAAATAATTTGCTCCTCTGCGAATAATTTTTCCAACAAGTCCAGTGTTTAAATTCTCTACTAAAGTGTCTACCTCATATAATCCATCATTCTTATAGTTCCACCTCAAAGCATCATAATCCAAAAGTGGTTCTATTTTCCAAACCTCAGTATCTTCCGTCACCTTCAATGATTTTTTTACATCATCAAATAATGCTGCAGCATCATTTTCATTTACACTAGAAGGAAGTCCCATTATGAATTTATCATAATCATTAACTGCTGCTGCTGCTCTCATCAATGCAGAAGACCCTGGAGTTTCCACTTCACTATCTGGGTCTTTAACTCCAGATGGAATAACTTCAATACTATTAAATTGATAGTTTTGCCCATCACCCTTATGAATTAAACTCTGAAATTCTCCAAGTCTATCTTGCCCAACAACAATTATTACGTCAGTATATCCACTCCCATAGACAGATTCCAGTATATTAAAAACTGTTTTTGCCTCTTCATCATCAACAATATATTCGGCATAGTCAGGAAAAAGTGCCTGCATATATGCAATTTTAGTAGAAGGATTTAGTGGATTAGTCATATAATCCTGAATCCTACTGGGGTAAATTCTATATTCAAATCCACGTCTTTTTGCTTGGGACATTCCAACTTTTAAAAGTGCTTCATGATTTTTAGATGGCGGATTGAATCTACCAACAACGATTGCCACTCCATTCACCTGGGGTTGCTCTTCTTTCTCTGGTGCAATGGTTGCTTGTTGTTTCTTAGGTTCCTTTTTTATCTCTTCCCCAGGTATTCCATCTTGAGATATGGTATCGCCTTGCCCAAAAAACTTTAACTTCCCCTTAACTGTTTTTGCAACAAAATTTCCCTGCTTATCATACCAATCACCATGCCCATTACCAACAAGTCCACGGTTCTTTGCCTCGGTAGATGCTTGGGTCTCTACTGCTTCGTTAAAAAATTTAGCAAAAGTCTTCATTATTACTTGGTTTTTAAATATTTATATTTACAGTCTTCCCAATGAATTTGCAGGTATAGTTGGTTCATAGTATTTGGAGGATGCAGCAGCAGTTGCAAACTGTATCCTAAACCCAGGGTAATTTGGAGTAAGAGCAGATGCATTATCAGAACTAGGAACAATAGTCAAATAAACATTATCTCTCATTCTTATAATATCATTTGCAATTTCTTTATAGATTAATGCCGAGTTTAACTCCAATTTATATTCTTGTCCACCCCCAACTTTTCTAACATCTCTAAAATCACCAACATTAAAAGATTGAATAAGAATATAGTCAACTTGGTTTCCCTCACCACCAAAACAATATTTTTTAATTTCACCAATAGTTGCCTTTAATCTAATACCAATTAAATTATTACCAGTGGAGTTATCGGTCAGACTTCCTTTTCCATTCTTACTGGAAATGGAAATAATATTATTTTTTGAAAGATAATCTAAAACATCTTTTGCAGCAGAGTACTTACTGGCACTACTCCAAAAAGAAAAATTTTCCTTTTTTAGAGATATATTTACCTCAGTTCTATTTTTAGTTTTAATTCTAACATCAGATTTTCCAAGCTCCTGACCAACTCTTTCAATTGAAGTTATTCCATTTATTGTATATTTTTGCCTATTATCTTCATACAATACAAGATTTAAACTTGGGTCAAATATATCAGGAAGACCGACTGCAATTTTTACCTCATTAATTTTTTTTACTTGGTCATTTATCTTAGAGACAAAATACTCCTCATTCAAAACTCCAGGTCTAAGCAATTCTGGAACTTTTGGTTTAGTTGTCTTTTGACTTTTAAAAAATATCTGAACTTTTTTTGTAGCTCTCTGAAGGGTTAATTCATAATCAATGCCAAGTAAATTGGATTTTTCACCAGTAGTAAAAACTTTTTGACCACCCAACAAAACATCAGTAGCAAACAATTTAGCAATGTCATCATATATTCTCTCAATATTGCTAGAATATTGCTGCTTAATAATAACTATAAGTTTACTATCACTTGATTTTTTTAAATTATAAAAATTTGCTCTTATATGGGGATAATTTTTATTTTGAACTGCACTAGAATTTAAAATATTAATCACTGTTGTAGCATTTAATATTCTATATCCACTACTGTTAATAATTGCCATTAAAAAATCCCAATTTCTTTTATTTAGAAAATTGGGATTTAAAATATTTTATTTTTCTATTACTTGACTAATTGCATCATCAAGGTCAGTGATTACTTCACGAATATCAAAAATACGAGGAGGAACAGTATTTACATCTGTCGTATATCCTTTTTGAGATTCAAAAAGGACTTGCCGAATTGCAGCAGCAGAACGTACATCCATTTCAATAACTACTTTACTCACAAATCTCCCTCCTCACGATTTTCAGAATAATAAACATCAAATGCTCCACCAGGATAACGTTTTTCTAGTTTTTTTACATTACGAGCAACAACTTCATCAAATGAAACTTCAAGTGCCATACATGCTTGTGCCACATACCACATCAAATCACCAAGTTCAATGATAAGATGCTCTTTGTTATCTGCATTCCAAGGTTTCCCTTGGAAAATCATTTTTTTAATGATTTCAAGAAACTCCCCACCCTCAGCATTAATACCAACACCAGCAGTCAGAAGACGTTCGATGTTTGCACCCTTTTCATCCAGTTCAACCATCCTATCTGCAAGAGATACAAAATCTCTAGAAGCATCAGATGTAACTGCATCTACAAATTCTTGATATTTGCCAAAATCAACTTGCTTTTCCATTAAAATTTAAATCCAGAAAATTTACTTGTTTTTTCTTCATTATCACTATACTCGTCTTCTTGTCCAGAGTCAAGTATATCTTTTTGAGCACTTTGCTCCACATCATAAAGACGCATCTTTGCTCTATCGATTCCCAGTACAAATCTCTTATTCATTGTAGGATCATTATATCTGTTCTTCAATTGTTTAACCATAATCTGACCAAGTTGCTCTAGTTCCTCTGTTGAGATAAGAGCAAACATAAGGTCAGCAGTAGCAGGGAGACCAAAACTTTCAGAAGTATCAGTGAGTTCAACATCAGAGTTACCATAACCAGAACGAGTGGTCTGAGTAGCAGATACAATAGGAACATTTGTTTCAACTGCCAATCCACGAAGTTCTTCAGCAATTGCTTTCACAAAAGTATATGAGTTGATATTGCTGTTTCCCTTGTACCTTGAAGAAGCACAAATATTCAGATAATCAATAAAGATAATATCGGGTTTAAATGACTTCTTAAGTGATAACTCATTAAGAAGTGCTCTGAAGTGTCCTGCATGTGCTGATGCAGTTGGATACTCTTTAATAATTAAAGTACCTTGACTCTTTTTGCTGATACTACTTACCTTTGATTCAAACATTACTTTGGGTAGAGTTTCAATATCTTTGATGTTTACATTCAAAAGATTTGAGTCAATACGTTCCGCAATCCTCTCTTCTGCCATCTCCAAAGTAATATAGAGAACATTTTTACCCTGAAGTAAAACAGAAGCAGCGACATGACACATGAATAGAGACTTACCAACACCAGTACCCGCAAGAGCAATGTTGAGAGTTTTGTTAGGAAGACCACCCTTTGTAATCTTGTTGAAGAATTCCAAATCGAAAGGAATTTTGTCCTCACGTTGATGGTAGAACTCATATCGTTTTTCGATATCCTTGAAGTAATCGTGTCCAATATTATTATCGAAAGAAACTGCTAGAGCATCAGACAGAATACTTGGAATTGCATCTCGATTCTTCTTTTCATCTTGACCATCTGCAATCTTGATAGATTCCATAAGTGCAAGATATATAGCACGGTCTCTACACCACTTCTCAGTAGTATCGACTAACCATTTATAGTCAACATCGTTGTTATCCAGTTTAGACACATAATCACAAATAGTTTTGTATGTGTCCTCAGTAATATCTGTTCTTTTTTCAGTTTCAATGAGGAGAACTTCTTTAGTTGCAAGTTTTTCATAAGCAACAATAAACTTACAAATCTCCTCAAAAACTACTTTCTCATGCAAGTTTTCAAAGTATTCATTTTTAATAAAGGGGAGAACTTTTCTGCAATAGTCATTATTGAAGAGAAGATTTCTGAGAATAGTAGTTTCGACTTTTTCCATTACCCTCCGTATGAAAATTCTTTTTGTGCTACCTCGTCAAGTGCTTGCATTACATCTCCAGTAAAATACTTTTCTGGATTATCCATAATGGTTTTTCCGTATTGCGAAGTACCATCGGGAACTTGATATCTTGTCCCAGATTTTTCAAAGATACCATACTTCTCTGCAAGGTCAAGAAGACCGTAATACTTATCGAGTCCACGTTCATCATAGAACAAACGAACCTCAACTGTTTTATTCTCTTTACTCAAACGAGACTTGTGAGTTGTTGCTTTAATTATATTTCCAACAACTTCTGTTCCATCTTTTTCTTTTTTCTTAGACAGATAGATGATTGTGGATGCTGCATACTTAAGTCCCGAACCTCCACTCATTTCCTTAGTTGGCACATAAGAACCAACAACATCATAAGTATGATTAGTAACTATCATTGGGATTTTTGCTTGTCCCAATTTCAAAGTTAGCATCCTAAATGCACCTTTTACAAGTTGTGATTTTGTCATATCACGGACTTGCTTATCATCTAATGCATCTTGAATTTCTTTTTCAGTTGAAAGCATACCTAAGGAGTCTAATACAAACATACAAGGTTTGCGTTCTGCTTCTTTCTTCTTTAGATACAAATCAACTGCTTTAAGTGCCTTTGAACGAAATTCTTCAATAGTCACAACATTGACTACAACGATTCGATTAATATCAAGACCACGACTTTGAAGTAAAGACTTAGTTACAGCAGCCTCAGTATCAAAGTAGAGGCAATAACCATCGGGGTTATTATCAAGAAAGTTCTTAACCACAGCGAGAGAGAAGAAAGTCTTTCCAGTAGAAGACTCTCCAGCAATAGCAGTAATCTTATTCCCAGATACACCACCAAGTAAACTACCCGAAACCAGTGCGTTAAAAATGAACGAACCTGTGTCAACATAAGTTTCAGTCTCATCAATATCAGCAGCAAGTTGTGTATACTCACCACCTATTTCTTTTACAATATCTTTAAGAAAATCCATTATGCTACCATCCCATAATCTTCACGGAGAATTTTTTTATAAGGAAGTCCCTGTTCCTTCAGTTCCTTCACAAGTTTAAGTTTTTGATATAAAGCAGTATCTCCACCAAGAGACATTGCTTTTACAATCGTGTCCAGTTCTTTATCGTTAATAGGCAAATCCATTAGGCAAAAAATGATTCTAGGGTAATTGTTTTTTCTACTTTCCATCCAATTGCATCAAGAATAACCTTCATGGGTTCCAAGAATGCTTTATTGAATTGTAATTCATAGTCAATGTATTTGTCCAGACCGAGTTCCTTTGGAAATTCTTGAATGTAAGAAATTACATTTTCTCGGATAGGATTTGGAAGTTTTAAATAGCAAAATTTAATCTTTTCACCATTTTGAATTGCTGCATATTTTTTATCCAATTTTTTCTCTTTAATAAGATGATTATAAAGAAGAGCACCACGAACATGAATTGGTGTTCCCTTTCCATAGATTGTTGCATGTGCTTTATGTTTAACTACATCAGATACAGTTCTTGGAAAGGAAATTTCTTCTACAGAAAAATTACTAAACTCTTGTCTGGATTTTTCAATATAGTTAATCATATCATCTTCAGTCTTAGTCATGATAAGTTTAAGGGCATCCTTAATCATTTGACGACAAGGAGCAGGAGTAGAAGACTTAACTGCTTCTAGTCCCATAATCTTAAGTTTTGGTTGTTCGTATCGAACACCTTCACTATCCCAAACATTAAGAATGTATCGTTTCTTGGCAGTCCAGATTCCACGGTCGGCAATATTCTCCCGTTTCATCTGCATTTTCTGTTCATACGCATTCACATAGTCAGCCAATTCTTGGTAAGAACTTTCAATATAAGGCTCAAGTTCCACTTTACAGATCTTGTCAAGGAAATCAACAACCTTCTCACGAGTCGTCTCTCTTCCTTTGTATACACGTTCAACCAAAGGACCCATATTAAGATAGATAGAATCAGTATCTGAAGCAATAACATAATCAATGTCTTCCGTTTTCAACACTTTATTTAGATACTTGTTCATTTTACCTTCAATCCAACGAATTGAAACCTGACCAGATAGGGTAATTGCTTCTGCGTTTGCCAACTTATAGTAACGAAAATACTGATTTCCAATGGCACCATAAGCAGAGTTCAGGGAAATCTTCTTTGCCATCTGAATGTTATTACAACGGGCAATCTCCTTTTCCAATTCTTTGGTTGGAGTTTTCTCGTATGCCCGTTTTGCCTCAATCATCTTCTTTTTGAAGATAACTCGGTCTCCATACATCTTTTCCATCAACTCTGGAAGAAATCCCTTTATATCTTTACGATACATCGCACCATTAGCACATACCGCATAGTCTTTATATAATTCAAAATTTATTTTTTCATGTAGAATCTTATCTACAGTTGCTTGCGGGTGCTTTTCATCCACCAAAGTTTCTGGAGAAATATTGTACTGCATAATTAGGTGAGGATATAGAGAATTAAGGTCAAAGTTCACCACCCAATCATAAATGCCAGGAATTGGTTCTTTAACATATGCTCCAGCATACTTTTCATCTTTTGATGACTTATCTTTTGGAGGAATAACAATATTCCTTTTTTTAAGATAGTTGTAAATAATAGCATCCCAAGTTCTTACCTGAAAAAACACATCATTGTAATTAACTTTAGCATCATATGCCATAGTTAATAACAACTCAATAAGTTTCATCTTGTCTTCCAATTGGTCAACAAGTTCAACGTCTTTGATGTTATAATCAACGAATTTTTGCCAGTCTTTTGTATAAAACTCTCGAAAAGTATCAAACTCGGAGTGGTCAAGTTTTTTCTGTCCCAATTCCACAAATGCAATATGGTCAAGACGATATGACTCCTGATTTGTATAAGTAAATTTCTTATACAAATCAAGATAGTCAATCACAGATACTCCTGCAATCTCATAAGAGATTTGCTCTCTTCCTTGAATTACAAGTTCTTTTCTACGAATGTTTCCCCAAGGAGAAAGACGACGTGCTTCCTTTTCTCCAAGAATACGTTCAATACGTCCTGCGATATATGGAATATCATACAATTCACAGTTCCATCCAGTAATGGCATCTGGAGTATTTTGTTGCCAAAATGCAAGAAACCGATTAATCAAATCAATCTCATCAGAACACTTAACATATGCTAGGTCTTTACGAGTATTTTCATAATCCCTTCTATTAGCAAAACAAATAATTTGCTTTGTTGCATAATTCTGAAGAGTGATTGTTAGAATCTCTTCGGCACAATCAAATACATTGGGGAATCCACTTTCGGCGGAAACCTCAATATCGATGGTAAAGAGTCTAATCTTTGCAATATCAAATTTGATTTCATCCTCTGGATATTTGTCGGAAATGTATTGTGCTTTATAGTTATCATTTCCATAAACAGTAAAACCCTCAACCTTAGAATACTTATCAAGAAATTCCTTACAATCAGAAATTTTTCCAGGTTGAATTGGTTCTACTGCATAACCGTCCAGAGTTCTATACTTTGTTTTTTTCTTTGAAGGAACAAATAGTGTAGGTTGATAGTCTTCTTCTATTTGAAAATATTCACCATTGTCATATCCACGGACCAACATTTTATTAAATTTTTCATAGACGTTGGTGTAAAATCTCATTGTGTAAGTTCTAGATATTTGTCAAGCAAGGTTTTCTTTGGTTCAACGATAGTCAGAATCTTATCCGAACTTATCATCAATTCCTTTGTTTTCGTATATTCGGTCAACCAGGGAGATAGTTCGATATTATCTTTTATCAGATATGGATTTGTTAGCTTGCAATTTGGTTCACCAAAATCTACTACTACTTCTTCAATTTCAGATATTAAAGAGATATTATCAATCAATAATATCAACATTATTGTCTTGTCCTTTTCCATTCATTCTCTCCTCATATGATTTTTTTACCATTTCAACAGGTTCAACAATAGTAACAATCCAATCTTTTTTTACTGGAATATTTTTATCAAAAGATAATGGCATCCAGGGATAAAAAGCAATTTTATATTCATGCTCCTTTTCACCCTCAAGTAAAGTTTGTGGTGAAATTAATTTCACTATGACTGGATTTGAAAAAATTAACGAAACTACATTTCCTTCATCATCAACCAGTTCTTTGATGTCTGCAATTACATCTTCCCCAGACTTAAGGACAGCAAGTTTTACGGTCATTTTTACTCCACACGTATCATAATTTTAGCAAGAAAAAAAGGGGAAGTCAACTGGATTTTGCCAGTTGCTCCCCATGCGCCGACGATATTCAAATATATTTATAGATAATCTTTTCTTGTGTGGTGCTCTGGTACGATTTTTCGAAGAGCAACTGTCAATAGTCCATTCTCGAATACAACCTCTCGTACTTCGGTGTCGTCTGATAATGTCCATGCTCTTTTGAAACTTCTCTGAGCCAATCCCTTATAGACGTAGTTGGTATCAGACTCTTTATCCTCTTTTTGTCCTTCGATAAAAAGTTTTCCATACTCTGTGTATACATGTACTTCCTCCTTTTTAAACCCAGCAAGTGCAATTTCAAGTTTTGATTCTACATTACTTACTTGAACAAGATTGTATGGTGGATAATTTGATGCGGTCTCATGAATATTAAACAGTTTATCAAAATATTGATCCATTCCAATGCTATTGCGAGTAATTCTATCCATTAAGGTAGTAAGATCCGCAGCCGTATAACGGGTAAGATTAGTCATTATTGTAGCTCCTTTAAAAGCGAGTTTGTTTTTTGTGGACCCCGAAGGCATCCGTATTATTATATATCACACCCAAACAAAAAAGGGAGGTGTTGCCCTCCCTACAAAATTATTCGGTTTCCCCTTCACCCCTCTTTTTTTTGGCACCAATATTATATTTTGTTTCCAAAATCCAATCACCCTTATCTTTAAACGATAAAACTTTAATTTGATTTAATGGTGCAATATCGGAAATTTTAGATACATCAACGATTGTTATAAGTCCCCAGTCAGCAAGTAGTTGGGAAATTCTATTTCTACGTTGAATATCATTTACAGTAAGGTTTGCTGGTTTACCGTCCAGTGCAAACAATTCTTTAAAGTGAACTAGATAATACTTACCTTGCTTATGCAAAATATGACAAGATTGATAAATCTTTTTCTCTTTCCGTGATGCGACACCAATTCTGGTAAGAGTCTCACGAACCTTCAAAAAATCATCTGGTTCATTAAGAATAACTTCCACCATTTGGTCTGGTGACCATTTCACCTCAGGTTCTTGAACGACACTCATTTTGTTCCTCCAACATCAAGTTTTTGTTTAATAAAATCGATTTGTTCTTTAGAAAGAATTCTCAACGCTTGCTCTGCCTTCTCGGTACTATAACCATAGTAAGATTTGACGTATTCAAGGTCTTTAATTTTTTCTTTTTTTATCCAAGGAGAAAATCTCTTCTTGGTTCTCACAGTATTTATAAGAAAATCATATTGAAGTTTTTTATCCAATCGATTGTTTATATTTAACTCATTGACTAACATAATACAATCAATACTTCCACTAAGACATTTATTTACAATATATGGTGGATATTCTTTCTCATACGAGGAATCTTCATCAATAAGATTCTTTTTGGATTGATTAATTGAGTTTAACCAATCTTTCAATTCAATTGAATTACTCATCGTCAAATAATAATTTTTTTATCATTTGGAGTAATCAATTTACTCCCAAACATTTCATTATATTTTTGGGCAACTTCTTCTTGGAGTTCCACAATGTAGACAATATGCTGCTTAGAAACAGTGATTTCTGGATTGTCTTTACTAATTACTGTTGCCCAAGGAGCAAAACCAACTCCATTGTTTGTAGGAAGAACTACAAGACCATTCTGAACTGTAATGGTATCTTCCGTTTCGGAAAGAAGTTCAGCAATTACTTCTTCACCAGTTGTAATACGAAGCAGTTTTACATTAATCATTTAAATTTACAATCCACCATAATTTCAGTTAACGCAGCAAGAAGATTAATTTCTTGGTCTGCTACAAATGCTGCCTGATACTGATACTTAGCAACGATAAGAACAGCAGCAGCAATAGAAGGTCCATCCAGACACTCATAGCAAGCATCATAAACACGACGCAGAAGAGTTCCAGAATCATTATCCAAATTACTCACTACCCATTTACGGACATCGGGAAAATTCTTTTCCTTAAGACTACGAATAAGGTCGTCAGTTTTTATCTCCGAGAACGAAGAAAGAATACCTGTATCAATTTCTCCACCCACTGAATACCTCTGGCACTCGTTGAGAACTCTTCTCCAGTCTGGGAAGTGCTTATTGATGAGTTCTGCAAGGACTCTTGCATCGAACTTAATGTTTTCCAGTTCAAGAATTTGCTGGAGTCTTTTGAAAAATCCTGCTGCGATTGCGGGTTTTTGTTTGGATGTGATTGAAAACTCCACAACGGCACAACGGGAATGGAGAGGTTCAATAATTTTGTTTTTGTAGTTGCAGGTGAAGATAAATCTGCAATTGCCACTAAATTCCTCAGTAAACGCCCGTAGGAGGAGTTGTACATCGTTGGTTGTATTATCTGCCTCATCAATGATGATGACTTTGTGTTTAGCAGTTGCCGTAAGCGATACGGTCGAAGCAAAGTTTTTCGCATTGTTTCTGACAGTATCGAGGAATCTACCTTCGTCGGATCCGTTAATGACATAAACATCTACTCCCAATTCATTACAGAGTGCCTTAGCAACTGTGGTTTTTCCGCATCCTGCAGGTCCAGCAAGAAGCAAATTAGGCACTTCACCCTTATTTAGAAAATCTCTAAACGTTTTCTTAATATTCTCTGGGAGGATACATTCTTCAATTGTTTTGGGACGATACTTTTCGACCCAAAGAAATTCATCACGACTCATAATTTAAAAGCAAAATTTTTGTAGATACTCATTAACCAATTCTGGTTTATCTTCTAACCAATATGCCTCAAGTTCATAGACTTGATGCTGTTTTGTTATCTTTGAAGACCTCATAACATCATTCAGTTTCCAAGAGTCCAACTGTATATTTTTAATCCCAATTGGACCCTGTTTACATGAATGAATTACATGAACTGCTTCGTGATATACAGTTTCATTTACGTAATGTTTTACTGGACTAATTGTATTTTTAATATTATTAGTACAAATAACAAAATCTGGTCTAGTTAAAGTTCCAAATAATTCTTTATTCCTACATATTGGAGCATTTTCCCTAATAACATAATTTTTAGCAATAATTTTGTTAAGTATTTGATTTCCAATAGGAGTAAGATAAAGAAGAAAATCCATTACGAAAAAGTAGAGTCAGGTTCAAGAGCAATATAATAATTAAGATTATACTTGGGATTAGTAAACTTAGATAGCAGTTTTTTGGAAACTACAACATCATAAGTACCAGGAATAATCTTGATATTTTCAACCTTAAAGTTGAAAGTAAATACCGAATCAGTCTCACCAACAATGATAGAAAATTCATTGGAGGTGTCATTTTTCTTGTCACGGACAACAAGTTTAACAACACCTGCCTCACCAACTGCAGACAAATCTGGAAGTTGATAAACTGCAGATGCTTTAATTAGTTTATCAAGTTGCGAATGCTCTAGTTGAAAACAAACATCTTGAGATGGAAGTTCCAGTTCTTTTTCTGGTGGTGTAACAATAACTTCAGGGTCTGCAAAAAAGTATTTTACCCTTCTTTTACCTTCCCTAATAATCAAATGAGAATCATTAGAAAAATCAAGATCAGGATCTTGATGGAGACTCAATCCATTCAAAAATTGGTTAAGGTCATAAATTGCAAAGTCCTTTGGGAAAGTTTCTTTTACTTCTGCCTCTGCAAGAATATTTTTCATCACACTAATCGTGCGAAGTTTTGACCCAGACTTAACCAAAATAGATTGATTAATTGAAGCAAAATTTTTAAGAGTGGTAATAGTTTCAGGAGAAAGTTTCATATAAAATCTCAGTTCACTTGTTTTCAATAAGGTTAAGATGATTAATCAGTAGCATAGTATAATGAAGGACTTTAAACAAGTCTTGCCTGGGAGTTCCCTTTGTATCATATCGGTCAATATATTTTGTCACATTGCCAGCACAAAATCCTTCACGTCGATTGTACTTAATTTTATCCAAGGTCTGTTGCATTACTCCATTTGTTTCATCAACATAATGCTGACTATAGGTGCTTGCAAGATATTCTTCAAGTTGTTTCAGAATTTTATCTTCATTATATTTCCAAAATCCATTTTTGTTTGTATCGGTGTTCATATTAAAAGTAATGGTGTCGGGGGAATATGGACCAGGATTACCAGTAAGACTAAACCCATCATCATACCAAAAATCTTGACTTGGATGAGATGACGAATAAATTGTATCACTATTATTTGTGCCAATAAGAGCATCTTTACCCAAAGTAATTACATCATCAGCAATATTAGCATTAGTAGTTGTTTGGGCAGGAAGATTGTCCATTTTAATATTCAAAGTTGTAAAATTGCTACTATCCATGACAAATATTCAGTTCAATATCAGTATATCAGATTCAGAAGAATAGTCAAGAAACAATTTTACTGAATCCCTTTATCTTTTCCACCTTAATCACACGGTCAAATGAATCTATCATCTCATCAGTTTTATGAGATATAACTAGAATATTAGAATCTTTAATTACATATCTTATTATTTTACTAAAATATTCTATACCAGTTCCATCCAAAGAACTATCAAATACTTCATCAAGTATCAATAAATTTGTCCTTACTGAATTTTTGATTCTAGCAATTTCTCTCCATGTGAAAAGAAGTGCAAGGTTTATTCTCATTTTTTCACCTTCACTAAAGGACTCATAACTAAAGTCTTCGTGAATGGGTGATTTTATACTTTCATTAAATTCTTCATCAAGAGTAAAATTAATATAAAAATCCATCATCTGCAAATATTTGTTTATCTGATGATTCATCACGGGAAGATATTTTTGTATAATTTTTGCCTTTACTCCACCATCCTTTAACAAATTTTGAGCAAATTCATAGTAAGAATTTAATTCCTTATACTTTGCTCTATCATTTTCTAATTTCGAAAAAGATTTTTCTAACTCTATTAAGACATTTCTTTCAATATTTTTATCTTGGTTTCTTGTGATAAGTTTTTGAATTTCTTGCTGAAGTTCCCTTGTTTGTTTATTATATTGAGAAATTTTAACATTATTGTTAGATAATTCATTGTTAATTAGCAGGATTTTTTTAGAAATTTTATTGAATTTCTCTTCTCTTTTTTCTTCTTCGAGAATTGATTTTTCTAATTCCTTAAATCCATTTTCTAACTCATTGATTTTTTCTCCACATTCTTCTATTTTATTTAATCTGAATCGTTCATCTATCTTTTGAGTACAAGTTGGGCATTCCGAACTATTTTCAAAAAAATATTTTTGTTCGTCAAAATTACTAAGTTTTTCTTGAAGTTTAACTTTTATAGAGGATAACTGTTTTATCTTTTTCGTAGATGATGAAAGTTCTTCAAGTCTTGGTTGAAATTCATTTTCAATTATATTTTGCTTACTAAAATTTTCTTCTTCTATCTTTTTAGTTTTTAGTTCTATGTCAGATATTTTATTTTGCTTTTCTTCTATTTGAATTTTAATATTTTTTTCTATATTTTCAATAAATTGCTTTTGCATTTCAATCTTTTCACCAGTCATTTGGTGACTTATTGTTATTTCTTTTAGTTTTTCATTATTTGCTTTTAATTTTTCTCTAATTATAGAATTCATTGAAGAAAATATCTTGATATCCAACAAATCTTCAACTATCTCTCTTCTATGTGCAGTAGATAATTGCATAAAAGGGACAAAAGATGCACTTCCTAATATTACAATTTGAGTAAAAGATTTATAATTTAGTTTTAAGACTTGTTTTTCTAACCAATCTTGTTGATCATTATTGGATGCCAATTGGTCAATTAACTTACCATCCCTATAAATTTCAAATATTGCTGGTTTAATTCCTCTTCTAATCAACCAATTTGAATTTGATGCAAGAAATTCTATCTCGACCAAACACTCTTTTTCATTTGTTGAGTTAATTAATTGATTTTTTGTAATTTTTCTAAATGCTTTATTGAATAACACAAAACACAATGCATCCAAAAGTGTGGATTTGCCACTGCCATTGCTTCCGATTATTAGTGTAGTATTAGTTTCTCTTAAATTTATCTCTGTAAAATTATTCCCTGTTGATAAAAAATTACGAAATCTTATTTTGTCGAAGATAATCATTGGTTCTAGGTGGAATTACAAAGTCATTATTGGTAATTATAACATAATTATATTCATACATCTCACAAGTTTTAACTGCTAGGTCGCCATCAACTTCAACAACTGCCATTGGGGGGTAATCTTCTGCCTCTAGGAGTCCTGCATATCGTTCCGCATCATCTTCTTCCTCAAAGAAGTAGACAAATTGCTCTCCATCTTCATCTAAAACTGCATAAGCACCTTCGTCTTCTTGCCCCCTAATTGCTAATATATACATCTCATGGCAAACTATGTTTTTTCTATTTATTAAAATACTATTCTATTTCTAATGCTTCATTGTAAATATCTTTTATAATTTTTTTTACAATATTTTTATTCAATTTAAATTCAGAATCTTCAACATATCCATTCAATATACTCAAAGTGTCCTCAATGTCACTTTCAGTATATTGATAATTTGAATCATCAATATCTAAGATTTCCGAAATCTTTAACTCTATAAATGAACATTTAGTTAGTTCATCTAGAAAAAGATCAAATTTCTTTTGATTTGTTTTTTTTCTTATAATTAATTTTATTATCTTATCCTTATATTTTTGGGGAGAAATTTCTTCTACACTAGAATCTTCGTAGTAAATTTTTTCAAATATAGTATAAGGATTTTCAACAAAATTTAATTCTAGTGTTTCGGTATCGAATATATTAAATCCCCTTCTATCATTATAATCATTCCAAAACATTTGATATGGATTTCCCAAATAGAATATTTTTCCATCATCACTACGAGTGTGATAATGTCCAGAAAAAACTCTATCAAATTTCTCAAATATTTTTTTATCCAACCCATGAGGTTGCAGTTGTCCAGGAAAAACAGAAAACCCCTTAAGTTCCAAGTGCCCAAATACAACTTTAGATTTTGTTTCTTCCAATAATGAAAAGATAGTTTCTTGATTTTCTGGACAAATCCAAGGAAGAAGTAAGATATCAAGTCCATTAATTGATACTTCTTTTGGATTTGAAATATTAACTATATTTTCATATTCATCCAATAAAAGTTCTATCGAGTTTACTTGGTTAGTATTTTTATAGTAAGTATCATGATTTCCAACAATACTATAAACTGTTATTCCCAAATCTCTAAATTTATTGTAAACATTTTCCTTTGCCCATTTCAGTGCCCAATAATCTACCCCTTTACGATTATCAAAGGCATCTCCCAAATGGATAACTGTCGTTATATTGTTTTTTTCTAAGTAAGGAAAAAATACTTTGCTATAAAATTTAGCAAAGTAGTCATGAAAATTCTTATTTGCTTTTTTAAAATTATAATGAGTATCAGTTATTAAAGCAATTTTCATTGATATAATTTAATTTGAATATTATCCTTTATAGTATTATACTCCGAACTATTGGTTCCGTCACCATCCACAGAAAATACTTGGTCGTATCCACCCCTTTCGATAATTTTTTCTTTAATTTCCATTTGCTTCTTCTCTTTGTGGATTCTCCTCAAAAATGCATAGTATACAATCTGAGTGAAATATGCAAATGGATTTGTTCTTTCCGTATCGAAATTATTGATGTAGTGAACGCAATTTTCTACTCCATCACTAATCATATCTTCCCTGAACATATAATTCACGAAATTGGGACGATATGACAAATGATTTGCAATCTTCAAAAAGCAATCACCCAAATAATTAGAAATTCTTGGAGGAGGTAGACCTTTTTTCTTAGCTAAATCTACTTTCTTTTTATGCTCAATAAGAGCCAAATGAAATTCCTTATTATTTACGTAATGGGGATTTTTTCTTTCCTTACTCATTATTTAATTAACTTTTGTTTATGGTTTAAATTATACCATGATGAAGTGGAGATTGACAAGGACCCACAATAGCATGTAAAATAACTCTGTGGAGTTTGATAACTATATAATATCTAATTTTCTAGTTTATAGAGTTTCTCTAGATAAATTCTTGCATCAGCAATAGATGATAGATACCCCATGTTTGATGTGGGTTTTGCTGGTCTAGATTTTTTATCTTTACCTTTGATATATTTATCATGCATCTGTATGAGGTCTGGATCTCTTACTTCGGACATAGTTAATATCTTATCCATGTTAAGAATAAACATTGAATCGTCCGTAAACTTAATCCATGGATTTATTTTAAATCCTGTAAGTCCTATTTGTTTTAAATTCACTGTTTGTATTGTAACAGGATTATCTAAAATTAATATAATTCTTTCATCTTCCTCGCAAGGACAAACCTTTGAAAAGATTTCTTCTCCTGATATTAATTTAATAACCGCATAAAATTCTTCTTCCATGTTTATAATTACTCTTTAAAGTTAATTTGTAGTACTTCATAATTAAAATTTTCTTCGTTATAAATTTTAATTCTTTCTATTAAATGATTTAATGTGTAATTTTTTTTAGACTTATAAGTAATGTCATCAGCAATATCATATAAAATTGCTTTTGATTTATTATCACCCTTTCTTAAAACTCTTCCGATTGATTGGAGATTGCGGATTCTAGACTTTGAAGGTGAAGCAAAAATAACATTATGCAAATTCTTAATGTTAATTCCTGTACTAAAAGTTCCATAGGATGCCACAATAATAGCATTACTTTCTTTCTCAGTAATTTCTCTAACTTTTTCCCTTTCTTCTGTGTCAACACCACCATGAACAAAGAATATTTTTCTTTCTTTTGATGCAGAACTATTTATTAAATTAAAGATAGGGACTCCGTGAGTTTCTACTCTATTGAAAAGAATTAAAGTATTCCCCTTTAAGTCCAAGGAAAGATTTTTAATAAAATTATTTCTTTTTTTATGATTAATTAAATACTGTATTTCTTCCTCATACTCATTAAATTGGTGCTCATTGTGCTTTAGTAAAAGTACTTTTATCTGTAATTTGGATAAATGTCCTTGTTCTATAAGTTCTTTTGTTTGAGTTACTTTATACGATGGACCAAATAAACCCTCTAATACCCATTTATGAGTTTGTGAACCATCTAATGTTCCAGTAAATCCAAATCTATACTTAGTATTATCCATTTTTGTCATAATATTAACTAGAGATTTAGATTTGAATTGATGTGCTTCGTCACCAATTACAACATCAAAAGATTCATAAAAAGTTCTTGGGAGTTTATAAATTGATTGCCAAGTAGTGATTACTACTGGACATTTATTTGTTTTCTCACGACCACTATAAATTCTATGGCAATAGTCTTCAGCATTCCATCCATAATCCTGAAAATCTTTGAACATTTGCTCAACTAAAGATGTCGTTGGGACAATTAGAAGAGTCTTTTCATTCTTTTCTGCAAAATATCTAACTATGGAATAAATCATTAAAGATTTTCCAGAAGCAGTTGGTGATATTAATAGTTTGCGATTATATTTAAGAGCATCATACACTGCATCAATTTGATAATCTCTTGGTTTATGTTTTGAGATTCTGAACATAAACTCTTTTACACCTTCATAAGAGATATATTCATTCTCTTCGAATGGTGTTCCATAAAATTTATTATTTTCAAATTCAATTTTGTAATTTGATTTTTTTGCCCAGGATATAACTTTGTCTAAAAGTCCAACATATATTTCTCCACTTGCGATAGAAAATAATCTTATTTTTCCATCCCAATATTTGCTTCTATACTGGGGCATAAACTTTGCCCCAGGTACATCAAAAGTAAAATAATCACTAAGTTCGTGCTGAATATGCGGATCAGCAGTTATAGTTAGATATACTTCATTCTTTTTTCTAATTTTAATATCAGTCATATCCTGCAGTAAATCTCATAAATTCAATAGCATTTTTTATTTGGTAGGTTCTGTTTAATATTGTTTTTAGTATACTATCCAAATAATTTAACATGGTCTGGTAATATTCAATTTTTGATATGGATTTAATAATATCACCATCGGCATCCATGTATTTGTCCATATCTGGTTTTAATACTTTATGATCAAATGGTTTTTCTATATAAACTTCTGGTTCTGCCTTTCCAGAGTAATACATCCACTTTTCTTTTTTTAATAATTTAAATTTATTTTCTTCTAGTTTTTTAAGTAAAAGAATATTATTATATATTTTGTAATACTTTGCATGTAATGAGGGTATTTTTATTGACTCGGAATGTAAATTATCTGGATCTATTTTAGAATCTTCTTCCCATAATGTTTGGATTTCTTCAAGGTTCATGCTTCAAATTTTTTAATATCGTAAATTGTGTATTTAAATGTAACTTGTGCCGTTACATAATTGGCATTTGAATCTTTTGCGTCAAAGGAAATTGTCGATAGTGAAACTGGAAATAATCCTTTAAAAATTACGTTCGCAACTGGTTGATAATTGCTGTTATATACGACAAGAGTTCCATCAGATTGCCCAGAAAATGCAGTTTGTTTGCCTGGAGTTAATTTATCTTCTTCTAAAAGGTTTTTGTATTCTGATATTTCTGATGGGTAACCAAATCCTCGCAACCAGTTGTGTATTAATAGATAATTCTCCAATTCTTCATCAACAATAAAATCTAAAGAAAAATCGTCATAAGATAATTTATCTCCAGGAATTGGCACATCCTTCAAATATGTTGGTTGAATTGCCACTCCTAAATTTATTGATGGAATAAGTGCAGTATTAGAAAAAAAATCAACTTTTGGATTTTTTGCCAGAGTAAATTTAAATCCAGTAGTCGTTAAAAAATTTCTATTACTTATTTGCTTTTGTAAAGGTAATAATACTTCCGACACTTTAAAATTCCAAAATTATTTTTAACTATTTATTTGCATAAAAAAAGGGGAGTCTTTCGACCCCCCTCAATTTCCTTAGTGATGAATCACATTAGGTTGTCAACACGTACTCTTCTGTAGTAACGGTTGCTGTTTGCCTGGAGACGACCTAGACCTGCGTTAGTGCCTTCTGCAAATGGGTTTGCTACGATGCCATAACGGGTCTTAAAGCCAATCTTAGGTTGGAAGCTATTCTCACCAACTGCACGTACCATCTGGAGAGGTACATATGGGCAGTAGAAGAGACCAGCATCATAAGGTGAAGAACCCTTGTATCCTACAACGTAGTACTGGTTAGCACTGTTGTTT